GTTGGACTGGGTCAGCAATTTTTATAGATGGTGACATGATTGTGCGCGGCGACATTGCAGAACTTTGGGCCATGAGAGACATGTCCAAAGATGTACAAGTGGTCAAGCATGACTACAAGACAAAGATGCCGGTAAAATATCTAGGAGCAAAAAATGAAGACTATCCTCGAAAAAATTGGTCTAGTGTTATTTTGTGGAATTGTGCTAGCTTTCCTAACAGGCGACTTACTCCCGAATTCATCCAAAAATCCACAGGCAGTGAGCTCCACCGCTTCACGTGGCTAGATGACGAGCGTGTGGGTGAACTACCGCCTGAATGGAATTGGTTGCCCGATGAATACGGGCCAAACCCCGCGGCCAAGCTCTTGCATTATACCTTGGGCACTCCATGCTTTCACGAGTTTGCTGATACACCACAAGGCAACGAGTGGCACAGAGAACGCATACTAACAGAGTACTGCCAACAAAGAGATATCATATGACTAATTTTATTTTCCTCAGCAAAGGCAATCAGGATGAGTACATCAACATGCTGGCCCGGAGTGCTGGCCAAGAGCCCACTGACACAGACTTTTTTGACTACAAATATGATGTGCTAATGGACGGAATGACTCCGGTCATGCGTGGCATCCTCAAGTACAAGATCATGCAAAAGTGCTTGGCGGATAACAAAGATTTTTACTATGTGGATTCTGGCTATGTTGGCAACAACATCAGTAAGTTTAATCGCATGGGCAATAAGCTGTATCATCGTATTGTTCGCAACGATTTACAACACCGAACAATCGTGCCAAGGCCTGCCGACAGGTGGCAAGCATTAGGCATTCAATTGCAACCAAGAAAGTTTGGTAGAAAAATTATTGTGGCAGCGCCTGACGAAAAGCCCTGCAGGTACTACGGCATTGATCAACAACAATGGGTTGAACAAACTGTTGCAGAAATAAAAAAATATACAGATCGTCCTGTTGAAGTTAGACAACGAGCACCCAAACGAATTGATCGTGTGGCTACTGCTCCGTTACACCAAGTGTTGGCCAATGATGTACATGCTTTGGTTACATTTAATAGTGTTGCAGCAGTGGAATCAATATTTGCTGGTGTGCCAGCATTTGTGTTGGCTCCTAGCCATGTGGCTGAACCAGTAGCCAGCAAGGACTTGAGTCGCATTGAAAGCCCAGTCTGGGCAGAGAAAGACACACTGGATGCATGGTGCCACAGCATGGCTTATGGACAATATCATGTGAGAGAATTGCGTGATGGCACCGCTTTTAGAATGATGCAAGAACAATGAAAGTAGTAAGTTATTTGGCCACGTTGCCCAAAAAAGAACAGTACACATCTGCTGAGAGTTTGAAAGCTGCCACAGACAAACTAAACACCTTGAAATTTTTTATTCAAGGTGTGCAGGCCTGTGGTGATGAAGGTGTCATCGTTGACGACTTTAACTATGAGCCTAGTGATGTGGCAGTGATACTGGGTTGGGTACATGAGCATGGTAAGAGTGCTCCACACCTACAACTACGGCAACAAATACTAGATGGCCAGCTAACCTACAATGGTCGTACAGTAATTGCTGACAGCAATCTTTTTCTGTACAAAGACAAAACCAATCCTGGTTACTGGTTGCGTTACAGTTTTGATGGTGTGTTTCCCAACACAGGAGAGTACTGTGATGCCAATCCAGATCCTGCTCGCTGGGCGGCAGTGCAACAAAATCTCAACGTGACTCTGCGACCATGGCGTACCCAAGGCAATCATATCTTGTTGTGTTTGCAGCGTGATGGCGGTTGGAGCATGGGTGGGTTTGAAGTACTGGACTGGGCCATGAAGGCCATCATGCAATTGCGCAGATACACCAAACGTCCCATACGTATACGTGCGCACCCAGGTGACAAACGTGCTAAAAAATACTGTGACCGACTGATGAAGTTGTGTATTGGTCGTAGACTGCTCAACATTGAACTCAGCGCACCTGACACTTCTTTAGAACAAGATTTGAAAAATTGCTGGGCTGTGGTCAATCATAATTCAAGTCCTGCTGTGGGCGCGGCCATAGAAGGCATTCCTGTATTTGTAACAGATCCAGAACGTAGTCAAGCTAGAGAAATAGCAGAAACCAGACTTGACAAAATTGAAACTCCGTTCATGCCCGATCGAGATGCATGGGCACAACGTATCAGTCAATTTCATTGGAGCCATCATGAACTCAGAGATGGTACAGCATGGGCGCACATGAGAAAGTTTGTGGAAAAATGATAGAAATTATAACCAGTTTTGATAAACGTTACTACGATCTTATTGGCAAAGATTGTGTATCCAGCTTCTTGGAACTATGGGATCCAGAATTCAGCCTTACCTGTTATACAGAGGGATTCCAGTTAGACCCACATGACAGAATCAAGCAAATTGATTTTGATCATGAAGTTGATCCAGAGTATGCACGTTTACAAGCAGATACTGCCTACGGTGTACAGGTTAAAAAATTCAGCAAAAAAGCATTTAGTTTTATACATGCCATGTATCACAGCACCGCAGATTGGATCTTGTGGCTGGATGCTGATGTGGTTACCATGAAATCTGTGCCTGCACACTTGATCGTTGACTGCATGCGTGATGAAGATTTAAGTATGTATATGGGAGTGACTTACACTCAAGACAAGTCAGGTAACCCAGGTCTTTGGCTTGTGCCCGAAACAGGTGTGTTTGCCATAAACACCCAGCACAAAAAGTTTGATGCGTTTAGAAACGAATATCGTAGACGCTATGTTGAACGTGATCATGCTGACCTACGCAGATTTTACGACAATGATGTTTTTGGCGCCGCAATCAATCTTGCTGATGCACCAGTATATGATTTGTGTGAAGGATTTGCAAAGCCTTACAAAACACCCTTGCCGCACACAGTACTAGGTGAGTATCTTATACACTACAAGGCCAAGCACAGCAAGGCCGAATATCAAGCAGACCAGTAACTTTCTGTGCGTGGTCGAATAAGATCCTTGGTCATACTACGGCCAGTTTCTTTACGCTTGCCTTTGAGGTGGTCAAGGTACGCACCCCAAGCAGTGTTGATCAACGGATGTCCTTCGCCTTTGATCAATCCTGCACTCCAGTTTAGTTGACGCCATTTGGGATGAGCTGCTTGCACTTCGTTACGAGTTTCATCAAACACCCAACAGTCGTTCCATTCAGCCATGGTCATCAAGCGTCCTGAATCATAGGCTAACTGAAACTCTTTAAGCCACGTCAATGTAATATTATCACGTAGGTTCATGCTATACAAACCACACTCACTAAACTTACGTTCGCGTCCCAAATAGGCCAGACCAACCTTGGCGGGCATTTGACTGGTAATAAATTCTGTAGAGATAGGTGTATGGCACACCATGTCTGCGTCCATCCAAAACAACACATCAGCCCCACAATTGGCTGCACTGTGAAACACTGAATATGCTTTGTGACTGAATCTAATAGCGTCCCAACGAAAACCTATACCCGGTGCTTTGCCTTTACGATCCGCAGGACCTGTTGCAACCAAACCACGTGCTCTGGGATCAGATCCCCAGCGTTGTTTGAAGGTGACAATTTCTGGACTCACAGCATGCAGATCTCTTACATGCAGATTGGGTGCGCTTTGATGTATTGTACAGTCTTCGGTGTAAACGTATAGATCAATTTCTTGGGGCCAGTTTTGTAAAAATGTATCAATCATACGACTAGCGTAGCGTTCATAACCGCTGGCATTGAATGTTGTGACAACTGCGTATTTCATTTGGGTATCCATATTGTATTACTCTTGCTCTTGACAGGGGCTGACTCATATGGGCCGCACAAATCATTAAGCCACTGTCTGTGTTGATCTTGTTGGCCGTTGTCCTCAATCAACAACCAAGGTCTATTGCGTTTTATAGTGTCGCGACTGCCGTCTAACACTACATTTTCAAAACCTTCAACATCAATCTTGATCCAATCAACTGATTCAAAATTGAATCGATCCAGTGTGGTTAACTCTCCAGTGTGCTTTTCAAACTCTGGGTTGGGCACAAATTCAGCCACTTGTTTGGTGTGGCCACACTTGAGAGTTTGTAATTCAAATGTTGCTGTTTGATCTCGGTCACTGAGACCCAAGTTATAGAGTTTTACGTTGCTGTATGTTTCTAGATTTTTTTGCAAAACTTCAAAGTTTTTAAATACTGGTTCGAAACATATCACATGTTCAAAACGTTCAGCACTGGGTCTAGCAAATATACCAATGTTGGCACCAATATCAATCATCACACGCTTGCGAGGAATATTGTTGTACACATACCAACGATAACGATTTTGATAATGTACATCTACTACCTCTTGCAGTCGTTCACTAAAAAATCCATTTGGTGGTTCAGAAGAATACCACAGAGAGTTTATTTTATACATATATAACTATTTAACCTAATGAAAATCAGTCTATTTAATAATTTTGGTGCTAAAAATTCAGTGCCAATTTTTCAAGCCATTGCCCAAGGACTTGTGTCTCAAGGACACACGGTGGTTTATCATGACCTCACAGCTGATGTGGCTGTGATATGGAGTATGTTGTGGGCCGGGCGAATGCGATCCAATCAAGAAGTCTATGCCACATTCCGTCGTCAAGGCAAGCCAGTGATTGTGGCCGAAGTTGGCCTGATACAACGCGGGAAAACTTGGAAGATTGGCATCAACGGTACTGGTATTAGCAGTTACAATTTTGATAATCTTATACCCAATCGTGCTGCCACACTTGGGCTAGTTTTGAAGCCTTGGCGTTCAGGCACAAACATTGTGCTAGCCATGCAAAGACACGACAGTGAACAGTGGCATGATCAACTACCGATAAATCAATGGTTAGAATCAACAGTGGCCGAGATTAAAAATCACACAGATCGATCCATTGTAATTAGACCTCATCCAAGAAGCGGGTGCCACATACCACCAGGATGTCTAATAGATCGTCCACATTTTAAGGCAGGCTCATACGATGATTTTGATTTTGAACGTGTGCTAGACACTGCGCATTGTGTGCTGAACTGGAATTCAGGTCCAGGGCCTCAAGCCGTGATTCACGGGGTTCCTGCATTTGTTGGACCTGACAGTCTAGCAAGTCCAATTGCCAACTGGGATCTGTCACAGATAGAAAAACCCCCACGTGCAGATCGCACTCAGTGGCTAGAACAACTAGCGCATACTGAGTGGACTGTGGAAGAAATCAAGACTGGTTTGCCTTTTCAGCGTCTAGTCTTTTGATATCAGCATCAACCATGTCACGTATCATGGTTTCAAAGTCGGTACGTGGCTTCCACCCCAACTGTTCCCTAGCACGGGCACTATCACCACGTAAACTGTAAAGTTCTGCTGGACGTTTAAATCGAGGATCACTTTTTACTAGATGTTTCCAGTCCGGGATTCCTGCATGTTCAAATGCCACACGACACAGGTCACCAATAGTATGTTGTTCGCCAGTGGCAATCACATAGTCACTGGCTTTTTCTTGTTGCAGCATCAACCACATGGCTTCCACAAAGTCGCCGGCAAATCCCCAGTCTCTAGCACTGTCTAGATTGCCTAGGGTGACATCATCTGCCAGTCCTAGTTTGATACGTGCCACTGCATCTGTAATCTTACGTGTGACAAATTCACGACCACGCAAGGGTGATTCATGATTGAACAAGATGCCCGAACACGCATACAAACTATAGCTCTCACGGAAGTTTATGGTCATCCAGTGCGAATACAATTTGCTTACACCATAAGGTGAGCGTGGGCGGAACGGTGTTGTTTCACCTTGCAGTCCAGGTTCAATTGCATTGCCAAACATTTCGCTGGTGCTGGCTTGATAAAAGCGAGCATTGGGATTGTGTTGGCGTATTGAATTCAACAAGTTCAACGGCCCCATGCAGTTGACTTCAGTTGTGAGTTTGTTTAATTCCCAACTGATACCAACAAAACTCTGAGCCGCAAGGTTATATACTTCCTGTGGCTTGATGCTTTGCATTATGTGATTCATGTTGTTCTCATCAGTGATGTCACCGGTGATGAGTTCAATGTCGTTTTCAATTCCCAACCATTTGATATTTTCCAAGTTGGGATTTGAGTAGCGTTTGACTAGTCCATAAACATGGTAGCCTTTTTCAATCAGATATTTGGCAAGATACGGACCATCTTGGCCCGTCATGCCTGTAACAAAAGCAGTTTTCTTCATGTTATTATGTATCACACACAATAGGTCATACTTGAATATCTTCCATGCCGGCTGAACGCAGCCGAACAATATGTCCCATTTGCCACTGCTTGGTATCCAGTCCTTTGAGTATACCCAACCAACGATTGCGCAAATATGCTACTTCATTTATGATAGTTTCGTAATCAATCACTTCGTCTTCGCCGTCCACATATTTTTCAGCATCTCTTGAGGTCAGAGCACGGGCATAGGCTTCTAAATACTTTTGAAAATGTTTTCTACGTATTTTACGCAATTGGATATTGAGATAGTTTAATACTGCTTCAATCTCTTGCAGTTGATTAAACCTATGTTCAGTTATACCAGGTAAGGCGGTGATATTTTTTTCAACTACGCCGTAGATTTTACAATCCTTCTTGGCATCTTCAATTTCACGCTCGTAGTGGCTGATAAAGTCAGGCAAGGCATCTAAACTGGCAACTACGCGGCTATACCACATTAGTTTTCCCAGTCTTCGTCTTCTTCTTCTTCCTCTTCGTACTCATCTTCTTCTTCCTCATAGTCCTTGTCATTGTCAAGGTATGAGGTTAAAGCACGTTTGATGTCTGAGTCGCCCTTGAAAGCATCGCGAATGTCTTCCACGTCCGAATCATTATCCATCAGGATCTGTATCACAGTTTCGGCGGCTTCAGCACGGTCCACTGTGTTTACAAAACGCTTGAGTTCTCCCCAAATTTCACTGGCTATTGCTTCACTCATCAGTTGTTTCCTCCGGAGTACTTACCTCTGCTTTCTGATTTCTAAAATCTGCCATGACCTTGTCCAGGCATGAATCATCGTTCTTTTCCCATGCCTTGCGAAACTTCTTGATAATTTCGCCGTCGCTTGTGGTAAACACTAGACTATTACCCTCACGCTTGAGCATTTCTTTTTTCTCAATTAAGTCCACCAAGCCTGAGTATGGGCTCATACCTGTTGTGTAAGGGATCTTGACCTGCACACCTTCAAAGGGTTTGGCATAGCGTGTTTTCATAACTTTACATCCGGCACGAATACCGTTTACTTCAGTTACTTTGTTGCCATCTTCGTCCTCTTTGAGTTTCATCTTCTTCATAGCAACCACAATACTAGATGCATAGATAA